TATATCGAAAGGGTTGAAATTCTTAGCGCTGGAAACCGGCGTTTGTATTCTTCCGCTATTCCAAGTAAACCGAGGCATAACAAACCGGCCAGACCGCAGGCCGATGAAACACGATATTCGAGATTCTGGTAAAATTGAGGCTGATTTGGATGCTGTTATAGGTGTTTATCGTGATGAGATATACAACCCGGACACAGAGTATAAAGGCGTTGCAGAGGCTATTATTAGTAAGAGTCGAGACGGTGAACTGGGAACGGCTTACATGAAAGACGACTTGCGTTTTAGTCGATTTGGAAACCTAAGCGATTCATTCCAGAGCCAAAACTAGGCGCAAAGTGTCCTAGCGTGATTGTGTGGAGTTGGTAAGATTAATTAATAACCCGGCGATTAATTTTGATCGCCAGCGAAATAAACTTACAGCGCCTTGTTAGGCGCGGGAGAAACCACAATGATTGAACATGTTTATAGGGTTGGATACGTTACGCGGGAAAAAGAGCGAGACTACGACCCGATGGGCAATGAAGTAGTTTGTGAGGCTGTTGAAAAATGGCGCAGATTTCAATTACTGGCCGAGGCAGTTGCAGGCGGCAATTTCAATCAAGCAGAAATTATCAAAGAAGCGAAAGAGTTGAGCGCCTAACGCCGCACGCGTGAGCCGAAGGTCTTATGCTGGCGTGTGTTATTAAGAGGTAAAACAATGAAACAATTTATACAGTATCAAATAAAAAGCCTCTTTGTAGGGCTTGGAGTATCGGCAGCGTTTACGATTTGCATAGCGTCTATGACAATCGGATTAAACGCGCTAAATGAGAGTAAACCGGAACGCCAGTATATAAGTCTGGCTGAATATTACGAAAGCGAGGGGATAGACAATGCAAGATTTAACGATTGAACAGCTGAAGTTTGCGCGGGAGATAGGGGCGGATTGTTGCAGGCTAATTAATAATGGATCGGAAATAGACTACTACAGAGATATTGATATTGGTCTTAATAGGTATAGTTACTGGGGTAATAGCTCATCAGGGTGGTGTACTGGGACAGAAAAACCTATCGGATGGAGTAACGGGCGCGTATTTGAGATCGACTTCACCCTGCTAGACGCACTAAGCACGGACAACAAAGAGCAGCCGCTAGAGTGGCCGGTGAGTGAGGACTTGATAGGGCGCAAGGTGAGGTTTGATGGGTATATTACGGGAGAGTATGGCTTCTGGGGGTTTTATGATGATGAGCTTTATGTGATAGGCAGAGATGCAGATGGCGTTGTAGGCCCGCTTCGCCACGACGGCAGGTCTGTGGGTGAAAACTACCACAATGATTTGAAATTCACCCTACTACCTAAAGAAAGTGAAGAATGGCCCGAAGGCCGCCAGGATGTTGTAGGTCAAAACGGTAACGATGGCGAGCATTACGAAAAGCCAGAAACAACTCACGACGTTAGCCATCACAAACGCAAGGACGGAACCGACCTGATTGACGAATGGTGGAATAAGTACGAGCCGGAAGTAGCCCGCGTGCTGATGTGGGAAATGGTCAATAAGTACAACAACCGCTTAGGCAAGAAAGACCCGGTACATATTGAGGTCGCAAAAATGGCAGATTATATGGCGCGATGGTCTGAGAAAGAATTCGAGCTGATCAAGTAAACTAGGCGCGTAATGTCCTACCAAAAACCCCCAGCTTAGCTATAGTGGGGTTATCAACACAGGGGATTGATATGAACAAAGTAATGCAAGTGCCAGACATAATCAGAGGCGTAGAGCCCGAGTGTGTGCAGCTAATACAGAGCCACAAGTCTATTAATATTCAAGCGGAAATGAACTACGCAACACAGCTTTTATTGGCTAACGATTACTCGGCTGATGTGGCAAGGCAGAACCCTGTAAGCGTACAGAATGCTTTGCGCAATGCCTCAGCCATTGGTATTAGCTTAAACCCGGCAGGAAAGCACGCTTATCTTGTCCCACGCAAAGGCTTAATATGCCTTGATATTTCATACATGGGTTTGCTTCATTTGGCGCAGTCTACCGGCTCTATTGAGTGGGGGCAGTCGAAACTAGTCTATGAAGCTGACTTTTACGAAAATCAAGGTATTGATAAAGCGCCTGTACATAAGTGCAATAGCTTTGGTGACCGTGGTTCCATTATTGGCGCTTACTGCACTGTTAAGACTTCGACAGGTGCCTATCTGACGGAAGAAATGAGCATAGCTCAGCTTAATGCAATTAAAGCAAGAAGCGAATCAGGCAAGAAGAACAAAGGCCCATGGATGACCGATTTTGAGGAAATGTGCCGTAAGACAGTGGTAAAGCGAGCGTCAAAGTACTGGCCGAAGGTTGACCGCCTAAATCATGCGATTGATTACCTGAATTCAGAAGGTGATGAAGGAATTGAAAGTGATGAAGCCGTTAGGGATGTAACGCCAATTCAGCCAGAGACGGCAGGTTGGTTGAATCAATATCGTGACAACGTGCCTCCTGAGGCGCTAGAGCGCTTCGATAGATGGCTAGGTATGCCAGTGTCAGAACTTACTGAGGAATCAGCACAGAGCGCGATACAGGCGCTTACGGTTAAAAGTAACGGCGGTGTTAAATGAGCATTTATCAAAACGCAGTAGATAGACTGTTAGGTCTTAGTGATGTATTCGGATTTGACCCTATGAAGATAGAGCAGGGTTCTACTGAGTGGCATATAATGAAGCAGGGCGTCTTGTCTGCTAGCAATGCCGATAAGATTGTCGCTAAGCGTGACTCAATAGGGCGTCAAACGTATATGGCAAGCCTTATAAGCCAGATTTGCACATGCAAGATACCTGACGAGCTACCGTTCAAACAGTTAGAACATGGCAGTCTATACGAACCTGAAGCCCGTGATGCGCTAAGCGTTGCGCTGGGCTTTATTGATATTCAAGAGCTGCCCTTTATCTATGCCGATGAAGATATGCGCTATGGCAACTCACCTGATGGCGTACACGAAAAGACAGTCTTTGAAATCAAAGCACCTTACAACGGTGAGAACTTCTTTAAGTTCGCGTGCTTCAAGGAAAACAAAAAAGCATGGCGCTGGCAGTCTCAATTTCAGATATTTTCATCTGATGCTGAACGTCATATTTTCGCACAGTATGAACCTCGGTCTGTACTTGCTAATAGTCTTCATTACGTCGAGACAGAAATTAATGAAGCGGATCAGAAAACACTAGCCGACGCCGTTCCGCAATTTATCAGCGATATGGATCAGGCGCTAAATTCAATCGGTGTGACGTTTGGTCAGCACTGGGAATACCTAAAAAACCATAAGGAGGCCAAATAATGGCTCACAAACTATACGACGTAACAGTAAAGACAGGCTCATACACTGACGCGCAAGGCCAGCCAAAAGGCCGGTACGAAAACATTGGCGTTATGATGCAAGGTGATAACGGCCCATACCTGATGCTGAAACGCACTTTTAACCCGGCTGGTGTGCCTAACGAAGATAACCGCGACACTGTATTGTGCTCGTTGTTTGAGCCAAAAGAGCAGGGCCAGCAGCAACCACAACAGCAGCCCGCTCAATACCAGCAGCCACCGCAAGGATATGCGCCGCAACAGCCGATCCAGCAAGGCGGATACAATCAACAACAACCGGCACCTCCGGGCCAGCGACGTTAATGTCTGACCTACTAACCCGCGCTGAGAAACTCGGCGCGATTAAACCAACGGAATGCGCCTGTGACCATAAATTAATCGGCACGGGTGGCATATTCTTCCAGTCAGTCGGCTTGATTAAATGCGCAAACTGTCTAGGCTGGCAGCTAATAAGGAAGCGAATAAGATGACGATACATAAAAGAAGACTGCCAATTTACAATTTAGATTTCTTTTTTGGTACCAATGAAGATGAATTAAAAAGAAAGTTTGGGCCGTTTGATGATGAATATGCTGAGCTTGGCGGCTGGATTTTTGTCGATGTTGCGAAGCCAAAGATTGTAATGTGGTTGCCAGAGGAAAAAGGGGGTTTACTTATTCCGCACCTTGTCCACGAATGCCTACACGCTGCGATGGGCGTAGCAAAGATAAGCGGATTAAACCCAACTCCAGACAACAATGAAAGCGTTGCGTATCTTGCACAATGGTTCTCTGAGACGGTTTTAGACTTTATGCACAGCAAAAAACAGGAAAATAAAGAATGAATACAGATGATTTAATCAAAGCGATTGAAGCGTGTAGGCAAACGTGACGAGCTACAGGACGGAATTGGCGACGTTGTTGTTACTCTAATTATATTGGCTATGCAAAACGGCATGACTCTTAACGAGTGCTTGCTTGCAGCATGGCTTGAGATCAAAGACCGTACTGGTGAAACAGTTGACGGCGTTTTTATCAAGTCTGAAGACCTGTAATTGGCGCTAAGTGTCCTACCTGCCAAGGAAGGCACGGTAT